GAACTTGGTTCAGTAAGTGAGGTATGTACTCGCCTTAATCTAGACGAGAATACCGTTAGTGAATATCTTGGTAAGCGAGAAATCAAACAATACATCGACCAAGTGTATTTAGATACTGGTTATAGAAACCGATTCAAACTTGCTAGCACTCTTGATACAATCATAGAAGAGAAACTCGCGGAAGCTGAGGAAAGTCAGATGTACACTAATAAAGACGTTGCTGACCTGCTGCAGATGGCACATAAGATGCGAATGGACGAAATTAAAGCTATGGCCGAGATGGAGAAGGCGAAGACAGCGCCTATAAAGCAACAAGCCAACATACAAATAAATGAGTTACCTTTTGGTCAAGGGAACTATGGCAAACTAATGGAGAAACTAATCGGCGATAAGGACTAAAGGTACTTATGTTTATATGGTTTCACGAACTAATGAAATCTGGTCGTTTACCTAGAGTAATACGGCTAGTAGGGATAAATAAATAATGGCAGAAGAATGGCACAGTTACGAACGAGGTGAAAGAAAAGCACTCGTAAAGAGAAATAAAAAAGGATTTTTTGTAGAACTCTATGAGTTAAACAGATGTCTAGAAAAAAGAAAAGTTTACAATCACTCGGAAAGCTATGCAGAAAACGTTGCCGAAAATTGGGTTGATGGAATTATCTCAAATCCCAGCGGGTAAGTATAATGGAACGCATACGTCCCATTAAGTATAGACCTGATTGGAGTAAGATTCCGATAGAGAGCATCATACACCAGATGCACGACTTCAATATTCCCTATGATGAGATACGCGCTTCAAATCCATGGTGTACTGATGAAGAGTTTGAAGCGTGGTTACTGAAGAACAGAGGCTCAGCCAAGAATCCAGTAACCTACACAAAGATTCTGAGAGTTGCCCCACAGAAGACGGCTTTCCCAGAACTGAATAAAATTTTTGAAACATTTAAACCAGAGAGATTAAATTTCACTCTGCTAGCGGAGGGTACAGGATATCCCCCACATAGAGATGTTCACCGTAGAGCGAACATCAACTTTATAGCACCCGCACCTGAGAGAGGTGATATTGTTGTAGAAGACACAAAGTACACTTGGGACAGATTTGTTCTCGATCCAAGTGTGAAGCATGCAGTACAAAGTGTACCCTGTACACGGTTTACCATGATGGCTTCTTGGAACGATAAGAGCTATGAAGAAATTTGCGAACAATTAGAAAGCGATGGCTGGTTGTAGTCCGCTCGATATGAAAGTTGACTGGTCAAAGATACCCGTCAGTCATATACGAAAAAATATGACAAGTATGACGAGTACTTTGCACGGAGGCTTTGGAGAGTATGCTAAGCTTTACGAGAAGCATGGTGCTGACGCTGAAGGACAGGCGAAATTATTTGATAATTGGTATGTCTTAAGAGGACAACATTTATGGCACCCGGGACACCTTGGTGAATTTGATCCAACAGGCTACCTTGAAAACCTCGCAAAAAATATCGCGAAACCGCTGAAACCATTGGTAAGGTTTTATCTTTTAAAAGCGGGTCAAGAGTTAAAAGCTCATGTGGACTTTCAAACGAAGTCGTGTATGAACTTTGTCTACAACAAGACATTTTCGTCTATAATCGTTGAAGACGTTGCATACCCATATGGACAGTTTCTACTTGACAATACCAAGATGCATGGCGTACCGCCGTGTACAGAAGATAGATTTATAATTAGCTTTTCCTTTGCGGAAAGCTACGAAGAAGTACGGAGGAGATGTGGCATACTCAAAAGAAGTAGTTGAAAGATTTGAAAGCGTGTTAAATAATCCACAGAAGCACGCTGTTGGTAGATTTGACCCGAAAGACCCTATGGTTGCAACGGGCATGTCTGGAGCGCCCGCGTGTGGTGATGTAATGAAGCTCGACCTAAAGCTAGACGATGACGATAGAATACTAGATGTCAAGTTTAAGACTTATGGTTGTGGAAGTGCGATTGCGTCCTCTACTATGTTTGTAGAGATGTTAAAAGGCAAAACACTTTCTGAAGCAAAACTTATAAAAGACAAAGAGATAGCAGCTGCTCTTCAGCTACCACCTATCAAGTTGCATTGTTCTGTATTGGCAGAAGAAACCATACAGACTGCAATAAAAGACTGGGAGAAGAAGAAAGCGCATAGACAACACAACTACTATGATTGAAGTAACAGATGAAGCATATGAAAAACTTTTGGAGCGTTCGGAATCCCATGGTGGAGTACGCATTGCGCTTAAGCCAGGTGGTTGTGCTGGCTTCGAGTATAAGTTTGATTATTTGGATAATCTTCTTGAACCTGACGATTATATCTTGGACTTTGTACGGTTCAAAATTGCTATCGAGAAAATGAGCTTGCCCATGATTGATGGGGCAACACTAGATTGGAAAGTAAACGGCATCAACGAAGAATTTACTTTCCGTAACCCTAACGAGCAGAATAGATGTGGGTGTGGGGTTAGTGCTTATTTCTAATGGAAGTATTCAAGCTGATTGCAGAAGTTGGAGCGCCTATAGCAGGAGCTCTGGTGATGCTTTGGTTCTTGTTCATAATTATGAAACAGAAAATCGAAGACACCGTAAATAAAGTTAAACTATTAGAAAGCTTCGCTAAATCATTAACCACGAGGGTTAAAACAATTAACAACGATGTCATAAAATTAGATACTGCAGTAAGTGCAGCATTAGGATTGAAACCAGACTTAGACCGTATCGCTAGAGCAGAAAACTTTGTCGAAGACGGTACTATTGATGTAAGGAGAGATTAGTGAATAACGTAGCAGCACTAATCGCCGAGTTTGGTTTTCCCATAGTGATGATGGTATCACTTGGGTACTTTGTGTATTACATTTGGAATGCGATACAGACAGTAATCAATCCAGCAGTCAGTAGCCAGCACATGGCTCTGATAAAACTTATCGATCAGGTACGGATGCTTGATAACGATATTATACGTCTACAAGAAAAGATAGACACGGTGCTACAGATGAAAGAAAATGAAATACTTAATAGGAGCGTTAAGTCTGATACTAGTAACGACAGTATCAGCAGATGAAATAGTACAGGGATTCAAAAATCCTTCCTTTAGCGGAATAGGAACGTCCGCGCATTATCTCACCATAGAGAACCAGGAGAAGAGCAGAAGAGACCAAATTCAGGACGACATCGAATCTGCACTAAAAGCTGCCCAGCGTGAGGCAGAAAATACAACTCTTGCCAAATTTATACGAAATCTTGAAAGCAGAATTTTTGCGCAGTTATCAAAGCAGTTAGTGGACAACATGTTTGGTAACGATGAAGCGTCATTGTTTGGTTCTTTCACACTAGAAGGCAATACCATTACTTATCAAAGAACAGAAAGCTGTACTGAAGATGGTGTATGCACAGAAATTATTAGACTTACAATAGTAGCGGAGGACGGAAGCACTACAACGATAGATATTCCGATTGGTACTGGAGGATTCTAATGAGGCTTCTGGCACTATTAGCCTTACTACTTATCACAGGCTGTGCGTCTGTGCCCATGTATGACGATAGTTGTACTAAGGGACTTGCCACACAGATTGGCGAGTGTAGAGAAGACCCAGAAATAATTCACCTACCTACTTACGATCAACTACTAAACTTCCCACCGGCAGAGGTGATGCCGGTCGTGGCAGTTTATGACTTTAAAGACCTTACAGGTCAAAGAAAGCGTAGAGACAACCTAGCAGACTTTAGTACTGCAGTTACCCAGGGCTCTACCGAATTACTTATCGATGCATTGAAAACTGCCGCTAAAGGCAGATGGTTTCGTGTTGTTGAAAGACATGGAATCGACCATCTAGTACGAGAAAGGCAAATTGTCAGAAGCACTAGGGAAGAGAATGACAATGATAAGGGAATACAACCTTTACTATTCGCAGGTATTATATTTGAAGGTGGTATCATAGGTTATGATACTAACATAGAAAGCGGTGGTAGAGGAGCAAGAACACTTGGTATTGGCATGCAACACCAGTATAGACGAGATGTCGTTACTGTCAGTTTACGTGGTATTAGTACTCTTACAGGAGAAATACTACTTAATGTTCAAACCAAAAAGACTATACTATCAGTTGGTGGCGGATTCGACGTATTTAAGTTTGTCGACATGGATACTCAACTAGTAGAAATAGAAGACGGAGTCGCAGAGAACGAAAGCGTTACTGTTGCGACCCGTGCGGCCATTGAGGCTGCAGTAGTCGCCGTTATTAAGCAAGGCGACGAAAGGGGCTACTGGAAAATCCAGGAGCAAAAGGGAGATGAAAGTGAATAAACTAAATAGCATACTATTCGTTTTGTTACTTTCTGCTGGCTATGTGCTAGCTGACGCCTCCGACAACGAGATTTTTCTCGAACAGGAAGGTGACACACTTGCATTGACAATTGACCAAGTAGGTTATGGAAACAAGTTCTGTGGAACAATAGCATCTGGCGCTTGTGCTAGTGATATGGTAATCACAGGTAGTAACATAACTTTTAATTTGGATCAAATAGGTAATAGTAACCAACTATTCGGACCTATCACATTAGATTCTTCTAATATAGATATGTCTTTTACTGGAGACAGCAATGTCTTTGATTGGAATATTGGTTCAACAGGATCTGCCGATAACTTAGACTTAGATCTAACTGTTACTGGCGATAGTAACTCATGGAATCTTGATATTGGCGGAAATGCTTCGTCAGAAAGTTTAAACTATGATTTAACTATTACTACAGGAAGTTCAAATGTTTTTACACAAATATTTGACTCTGACAACAACAAGTGGGAATTAGAACTAGCAGGTGGTAGTAATGACTTCAATACTACTCAGAAAGACGCAGATCAAATCTTAATCATTGAATATGACGGAGATGATGGAGACATAGATATTGTCCAGCAATCTGGAACCTGTCCTCAAGGTGTTACAACCTGTTCAGGTGTGATAGATATGGAGATTGATTCTGACGATGCAGTTATTACAATTAACCAGAAAGATACTAGCGACTAGTTTATTAGTCCCTGCTTTTGTGTTTGCAGACATAGGCAATATATTTGAGCAAACCGGGGTAGGTAACATCACAAGACAGAACGATACGCTTGATGCGTTGAAAGGTGTAGATATACTACTGTATGACACACTTAATACAGGCAACGGGCGTATCGCTGTCAACTTTTTAGATGACTCTAATTTACGACTAACAGAACATTCAAAAGTTTTGATAGACGAAGTCATTTACGATCCCAACCCTTCTAAGTCCAAGATGGTTATGAAGTTTGCAATGGGTACAGCCCGTTTTACTTCTGGTAAACTTGGACTAGTTAACAAAGCCAATATCGATATACAAACTCCTACTGCGAGTATCGGTATAAGAGGCACAGATTTTACAACAACGATAGATGAACTAGGAAGAAGCCTAGTTATTCTACTCCCAGATGCAAATGGTGATTCATCAGGGATAATAACAGTAAGTAACGAAGCTGGTACTGTAACTCTTGACCAAGCATACCAAGCTACGATGGTCAGTACAATTTCAAGCATGCCAGCAAAGCCAGTTACTATTACAAATATTACTGTAGGAATGATAGACAATATGTTTATTGTTAATCCTCCAGAAGCAGTACAAAGACAACAAGAAGAACAACAGAACGAAAATAGTTCTAATAATATTCTAGAGGCTGACTTTCTTGAGTTTAGCGACTTAGAGCAAGACTACCTAGATGAGAATGAACTAGAGTATACAGAATTAGACAGAGACCTCCTAGATGTAGATTTCTTACAAGACTTGTTAGAAATCATAGAAGAAGCTGACTTACTTGACAGGAAGAAAAGTGCAGGTGGCTTTGAGAATGTCGACATCGTAGGTACTCTACCAGGCTTTGACAAAGATACACAGTATCAGACAATAGTTGAAGATAATGGTAAAGTATGGTTTTATAGAGAGGTTACAGGTATCATCAGTATAAGACTTCAAGCAGATGCAAATGCTCGAATCAATACTATAACTGATGAAAAAGAAAGTATTATCACAATGGGTGATGGCGAAGCTATCAGTATTATTATAAGGCAGACAAACTAATGATTAAATTTTTAAAAGGATTAAAAAATGCAGTAAGTCCAGACTACTGGGCAAATCGTATCGGAGAAAGATCGGGTCTATACGACAAGGCTAGAGAATTTGGTGGAAAAGATAAATCATCTTTAGACTATGGAATTCTAGTTTTAGTCATGATAGTACTGTTCTTTCTTATGGCAGAACTACAAGCAGGCGACAATCATGTACACATAGACCAAGTTGGTAATGGGGGAGATGAAGTAACATTGACTATCGATCAGGAAGGTTACAACAATCAGATAGACTTCTCTTTTGCACATAGTGGTAATACTATCATACTAAAACAATACGGAGCAAACAACAAAGTATCATGGGTTCCGTACTGGGGTTCAGGCAAGTCCTGGGGTGGCGATATAGACGGCTCAGGTAACAACCTAAATATAGAACAATGGAACGGGGCTACATATGGTGGACACGTTTGGGGTGATGATAATGATATAGATATTTATCAACATGGTACTCAAACTCACTATCTTGACATACACATGGACGATGTAGTTCATGAGATTTTACAAGAAGGCTCAGGAAGCAGTTATTCACATGTTTACTACTATGGAACTGCAGATGGCTCTACAGTAGACATACAACAGAAAGGTGGAGGCAGTCATAATGCTACTATTACTTTACAAGGCACTCAACCTACTAATTTAACCTTAATACAAGACGCAGCTACTAATCAAACATACGGTCTAACACAGACTTGCTATACATCAGGTGGTTGTAATATTACAGTAACACAAGACTAATGAAAATCAATTTACTACTAGCAGCCGCGTTTGCGGCTCTTTTTGTTTGGAATCCTTATCCATTTCAAATATTGGAACTTAAATCTCTTGACGCTCTAATTATGAGTAGAGATACAGTACAGGACGAAGCAATATTATTAGTAGATATAGATGAAGAACTAGTAAAAGCTTATGGAGGCTATCCACTACCCAGAAAGTTCTACGCAGACGCTATACAACGAACAGAGGGTGTACCAGGCATCACAGTAGCTTTTCCAGACAAAGACATACACGGGTATGATACTGTATTTCAACAACAGCTCTTCAAGTCACCCACAGTTCTATCCTTTATAGGTAGCACGCAAACTTTTGAGCAAGGCCCACACGTCGGTACGGCGCAGTTGGGTAATGGAAATCCATCAGAATGGCTATACAACTATCCAGGAATTTTAAGATCAGCGTTAGAAAGCTACGGAGTAGGACTAATAAGCACAAATCCAGAACTAGACGGAGTCGTAAGAAGACTACCACTCGTAATCGCAAGCGAAAATAAGATATATCCTAGCTTTTCACTAGAGATGTTACGACTTGCGGTTGGAGACCCAAGCTATCAGATAAAAACTGAAGAGACTGGAGTCGAGTGGGTACGAATACCAGCTTATGGTAAGTTGACTACTAATGAAAACGGTCTTGTATTTGCAAATTGGAACACAAAATTTTACAGACAGACAGCAGCCGAATACATGAAGGAGCCAATCCCGGCACCATTTGTGATTTTTGGTGTGACTGCAGAGGGAGTGGCTCCTCTTGTAGCAACTCCAGGCGGTCCAAAGTATCCTCACGAAGTTCAGGCAACAGTTCTTAACACTTTAATCAGCGGAGAGCCTCTTTCACAGCCATCTTGGAGCTTTTTAGCAGAACTTGGTATCATACTTATCGGAATGGTACTAATTATGGCTGTAGCTAACAACATTTGGCTCAGCCTACCCGTCATTTTAGCACTATTAGGAGGTACTGGCTTCGCTTCTTGGAAGCTTGTCGAGTCTTCCTACTTATTTGACGTTTCTGGCACGCTAGTTATCCTGTTTTTATTCTGGAGTATTGTACAATTCCGTAGTTTTATTACTCAATACTTGCTGAGATTACAGATTAAACAACAATTTGGGACGTATGTTAGCCCTGCTCAGGTGGAAGCACTCCAAAAAGACCCAACATTACTGAGATTGGGTGGGTCGACGAAACAACTAACTTTCCTTTTTTCGGATATTCGAGGATTTACCCCGATTTCTGAATTTTACCAGTCTGACCCACAAAAACTAGTGGCTCTGGTAAATCGATTTCTAACGAACCAGAGTGACATAATTATGAAACACGAAGGTACAATAGATAAATACATGGGAGATTGCATCATGGCCTTTTGGAATGCACCTCTCGATGTCGAAGATCATGCAAGAAAGGCCACAGCAGCTGCTCTCGAAATGAGAGAAGCACTTGAGGAGTTAAATAATGCACTCAGGAATGAAGGAAGCCCTGAAATCAATACTGGAGTCGGAATCAATACAGGACCGTGTGTTGTCGGTAATATGGGTAGTGATAGTCGTTTCGATTATAGTGTTCTCGGGGACGCTGTTAATCTCGCTGCTAGACTTGAATCTAGTTGCAAACAGTACGACACCGACTTAATAATATCAGAGCACAGTATGGTAGAGGGCTACACCTATAAATTTATTGACGAGGTAACTGTTAAAGGTAAGTCTGAACCAGTTAAAATTTACACCATTGAAAAATAATGCTTGACAACGACCTAGAATTTTGGTATAATTTAAATTGTGTACAAAACTACACAAAGCAATGAGAGAATATGATGACTACGGACGAGTTAGCAGCTAAATTAGAGACACATGAAGCCATATGCGCAGAACGGTGGAAGACCGTATTCAATCAGCTCGAGGGCATTGAGGGCAGGTCTGCTAAGCGCTTTGATGGTGTTGAATCAACAATAACACGAATTGAAACAATACTGATAAGTGTCGCAGGCACTATCATAGTCGGAGGAGCGGGTGTAATTATCACTATGCTCTCTATGTAAGGAGAAAAAATGGATATCGAATACGACAAAAAAGATATAAAAGAATCACCGAAAGTTAAAAAGGTAGAGAAGAAAAAGTCAGAACTACCAGAGGGTTGGGGTTACTATGTAAAACGTGGTGCACATTGCGTTGTAGACCCTGATGGAAGACAACATAAGTTTCCTACTAAGGAAGCAGCAATGGGATTTGCAAATGGATAAGGATACTAAAACAACTGAAACCGTAGAGGTGGAAGAGAAAGTCGTAGAGCAACGCGACATAAGAAAAAATTTGCTCGAAGCAAGAAAGAAACAGCTTCTTCGTAGAAAAAGAGGTTACGGAAGACTACCAACTTCTTTAAGACGATAAGCAAAGCCCTTCGGGGATTTGGGGTATATTATGCCATCAGGTAAAGGAACGTACGGCAAAAGACGAGGCCGTCCAATGAAAAAGAAAAAGAAAAACGGTAAAAAGAAAAAAGGGTTGACAGCAGCTCAAAAGAGATTACCAAAGAAACTTCAGCAAGCAATTCTGAGGAAGCAAAGGGGAAGATAGATGCCGTATCATTATAAGCCTAAAAAGAAGAAGAAAAAGAAAAAAGGCGGAAGAAAAAAGCGTAAAAGCATGAGAGGACATCATGGCTGTTAGACGAAGAAGAAGAACTACCCGCAAAAAAGCTGGTAAAAGACGTAATATACCTACTAACAAAAAGTTATACGCTAGAGTAAAAGCTGCCGCAAGACGAAAGTTTGCAGTATATCCTAGCGCATACGCTAATGCTTGGTTAGTTAGAGAGTATAAAAAGCGTGGTGGGAGATATAGAGTTGGCTAGAAAAAGAAGAACCACAAAAGCTAAAAAGCTAACAAAAAGACAACAAGCTACCTTACGTAGACATTCTGCACACCATACTAAAAAGCATATGACTTTGATGAGAAAGCTTATGCGACAAGGTAAAACGTTTGGGCAAGCACATAGGGCTGCTCAGAGAAAGGTTGGCAAGTAATGGCTAGGGCGAGCGGTGGCTTAACCAAATGGTTTGGTGAAAATTGGGTAGACATTGGTAGACCAAAGAAAGGCGGCGGATTCCATAAATGTGGGAGAAAGAAAGCCAAGAAAGGTCGAAAAGGTTATCCTAAGTGTGTACCAGCAGCTAAAGCTGCAAGAATGAGTAAGAGTCAGCGCCGTTCCGCAGTAAAAAGGAAACGGGCAAAAAGACAAGGTGTAGGCGGAAAGCCAACCATGGTTAAGACTATTGTTCGTAGAAGGAGAACTAGACGTGGCTATAAGAAGAGGTAGGCGTAAAGGTGGGAAGAAAAGAGACCCACGATTAAAAAGAGCTGGTGTTTCGGGGTACAATAAGCCGAAAAGAACACCAAATCATAGAACTAAGTCTCACATAGTTGTGGCTAAAGTTGGTAATAGAATTAAGACTATTCGTTTCGGACAGAAAGGAGCTAAGACAGCAGGTAAACCTAAAGCTGGTGAGTCTCGAAGAATGAAGATGAAACGTAAGAGTTTTAAAGCAAGACACCGCAGAAATATTGCGAAAGGAAAAATGTCCGCTGCTTATTGGGCGAACAAAGTAAAATGGTAGGAGATTAGAATGTTAGCATTTGCACCGGGACAGATGTGTGTAGCACTTCCCACAACAAAAGAAACAGCTATCACTTGCGGTGATCGTTTAGATTACGTAAGGCTAGTGAATGAATCCAATGCTGTTCAAACTGTAGTTACAGTTGACAGTAGTGGTAACGCCGAGATGGGGTCTGTTAGACTTCAACCTGGCGAAGTGATGATATTATGGAAACGTAGAGAGTTCCATAAGATGTATGCTTCTAGTGCAGAAGTCTATGGTACTGGCGGAATGGCTAGACCAACAGGACTTCAAATAAAATAGAGGCAAAGCGAGGGACACAGTCCTTCTGGGAGATAGAGAATGTTTGAAGTAATCAAAATCGTATGGGGTTTAATTCAAGTTTTACCTATTCTTATTACAGTATGTTCAGCTATAGTTGCTATGACTGACACACCTGTAGATGATAAGATATGGGCAAAAGTATATAAATGGATTGACCGATTTGCATTAAATATTGGTAAGGCTAAAGATAGAAACCCTCTACTTGACTAATTTAAGGAGGCTGTTATGTCAACAGCTGAGAAAAAGAAGTTAGAAGAAAAATTATCTTTACCACCTATGATATTCGCTATTGAGAAGGCTACTGCGGAACTCATATTCAAGCAACGACAGAAGTTGCACCGCCTTCTCGCTACAAAGGAGCTGACAGCGTTACCTCGTGGCAAAAACCGAGAGGCGATGCTTTCAGCTGTTTTAGGTAAGAATTATGCCAATTAGAAAAACAAAGAAAGGTTATAAGATAACCAATACTCCCGGGTATTCGAAAACTTTGAAAGCCGCGAAGGCAAGACTACGCGCTATCAAGTTTAGACAAGGGAAAGGACGCAAGAAAAAGCGTTAAGGAGAAAAAACAATGTCAGTAAGATTTATAGGCCCCGAGGTCGCAATGGGTACAAGTTCAGGAGCAGCAAGCAACTTTGAACAAGCAAAAGAAGTAAGAGTTGTGAATTTAGCTGGTGCTGAAGCAACTGTAACTATACTCAATGGAGCGTCAGGTACAGATGTACAGGGCTCTTTTACACTCGAAGCAGGTGCTTCAGAGTTCATATCGAAAGATATGGAAGACAGAATATTTGCCTCAGCCGCAACGGTGAAGGGCGTACCAATTAACACAAGAAGGTAACATTATGAGAGAGGTAGATGGTAGACATCTCTGGTTGCAAGAGAACATACTCAATGCGGCTAGTTTTACGGCAGCTATTGATATGGTGGCAAACAAAAGAGAACTAACTAGGAAAGAGAAGGACATGAAGAATGTTGCTCTTGCCTTCATGTACCTCTATAATGTAGTTGAAGAGCAAGGACTCTTGAACGAAATCGATTCATTTTTCACTAATGAGACGATACACTAATGTTAGAGATATCAAGAAAAGACATAATTTCTGAAAACTTGATGGACTTTGACGAATCAAGGTTCATCAAACTTCCGATAAACGGCTACATGGAGTTACTAGGCATAGAGCCTAACAGTACACAGGTAGCCATTATCAATTCAATCAACAATCCAAAATATCGTTTTGTTACTGCTGCGGTCTCACGTAGGCAGGGCAAAACTTATATTGCGAATGTAATTGGTCAATTAGTTACTTTAGTACCAGGCGCTAACGTTCTGTTAATGTCGCCTAACTACTCACTTTCACAGATATCCTTTGACCTTCAAAGAACACTAATAAAACATTTTGAATTAGAGGTAATTAAAGACAATGCAAAAGATAAAGTTATTGAACTTTCGAACCATTCTACGATACGTATGGGATCGGTTAATCAAGTGGATTCGGTCGTTGGTCGGTCCTATGACCTCATCATCTTCGACGAGGCAGCTTTGGTTGATGGACGAGATGCGTTCAATGTCGCGCTTAGGCCCACATTAGACAAAGAGAACTCAAAAGCTATATTTATATCTACCCCACGTGGTAGGAATAATTGGTTTGCTGAGTTTTGGCACAGAGGATTCTCTGATGAGTTTCCTGAGTGGGCAAGTGTAAAAGCGACTTACCATGAAAATCCAAGAATTTCGGAAGAAGATATAAACGAGGCGAGAAAGACAATGTCAGAAGCTGAGTTTAATCAAGAATACATGGCTGACTTCAATGTGTTTGAAGGACAGATATGGGGATTCCAGAGAGATAAATGCCAACAAGATTTATCTGAACTAGATGTTTCTAAAATGGATATCTTTGCTGGAATGGACGTGGGTTACAAAGACCCAACAGCGTTTTGTGTAATCGCCTATGACTGGGATTCGGGTAAATACTACTTATTAGACGAGTACTTAGATTCAGAAAGAACTACAGAACAACACGCTGAAAAAATACGAGAACTAATAAACAAATGGAATATAGATTATATCTACATAGATTCGGCAGCACAGCAAACTAGGTTTGACTTTGCACAAAACTACGACATTACTACTATCAATGCGAAGAAGTCTGTTCTAGATGGCATAGGTCATGTGGCAGCGATCTGTGATAATAATAATCTTATAGTTGACCAAAAATGTCACGAAACTCTGAGTGCACTTGACCAATACCAATGGGATCCCAATCCTAATTTATTGAAAGAGAAACCAAAACACAACTTCGCATCTCATATGTCAGATGCATTACGGTATGCGTTGTACTCGTTCGAAACAAGTGTCACTAGCTTCTAGCTACCACCGCACAAAAATAGTTCTTGACAACATACCCGAAAGATAGTATAATTTAATGAATGGAATAAGTTATGGAACTAAAACGAGATCTAGTTAAGTATGTTCGGGACAAGGCTAAGTCAAAATATAAGAAAGATACGCAATGCTTTATCTGCGGAGCAACAGAGAATCTAGACTTTCATCATTTCCACGGACTAACAGAGTTGTTAGAGATTTGGCTGAGAAAGAATAAGAT